AGTGCCATCGCCCCACAGGACCTTTACACGTCCAAGGAGCCTTGCGTCCCGATCGGTAGTATCAGACCCTACGTTGACTGTTTGGGCATTTAGTACAGCTGCAGTGTCCAGACGCCCGTCAGCAGTCATAGGCAGCGAGATGACCGAGCCATCAGGCTTGACACCTACAACGAGAACGCGCTTCGTGAACGCAACCATTACTTGGCAGTACCGTCTCGACCTACGCGACCATTGCTGCCTGGTGTCTTGTCCATACCAGGAGCGGTCGACTGACGTGGAAGACCTGCCTTTGCGTTCTTCTGACCTGTTCTAGCTAGTGCTCCTGCCCCACCGTTCTGTCGGGTTTCGAGAGTTGTGTTGTCCCCAGGTCCCGGATTTGCATCCGGCTTGCCATCAGGAATCGTACCAGGCTGCTGAGGCGCCACAATAATGCGAGCTGTGGCCGGATCAGCCTTTGGCAGGTCCATTTCAGCACGGATCCACTTCTCCAGCTCCTCGTCCGGGTAGATCAAACCGGCACCAACGAAGTTTCGAATGGCGAACGAGATCGTCCTCCAGTCGACTGTGTCGCCAATTCGACGAACACGCAACTCTGGATACTCCTCAACGCCCTTCCAGTTCCAATCCACCAACATCGGGATGCAGTACTTGTTGAAGACGTCGCGAACGATGTCTGCAATGTACCGCGTCGCCTTCAGGAACAGCTGCTGCTGTTCTTCCTGCGACGTGCCTGCAGGATTATTGATAAATTGCCCTAGGATGTTGCGTGCAATCATGACATCGTGATGGTCGATGGACTCGATCGCATTGACTGGCTGGCCCTCGAGCTTGGCGAACATCAGTTCCCAGTTAGGAGGCAGTACAACGTGCGCCTTTTCGTTGGTGCGAAGGTTCCTACCCAGGTTGTCCGCGAACGCCTTGTCCTGATCGTTGAATCCTGCAGGCAACTTGATGATCGGAATGCCGATTCCATGGCGCTCTTTCTGAATGGCATCGATCTTGTACAGGTTGTCCTTGATGTACCAGTGCTTGTACGCGGACCTCAGGACGGAGATGCCTTGGATATTACCTGCTTCCTTGTCGAAAGTGAACACGGCCAGCTTCTCGATGTCGATGAACGTGCTCTCTTCCTGGCCCTTCGCGTCGTAGAACCGTACACCCTTCGGTCCACCGTTGGCATCGAACTTCCATTCGATCACGTCCATCGGGTGACGCGGTGCAAACTTGCGCCAGATGAGCTTTCGGTCGCCCTTCCAGAGGTGATGATCGTACACCTTCTCGAAGATGTAGTGTCCGAAGTCCAACATCAGCAGGGTTTCTGTCAGAAGTTGCGGGAAACTGACAGTCATCCACTGGGTTAGGTTCTTCCAGACGAATTCGGCAATGCTTTCGTCCCGTTTCTTGTTGGTTGCCGGCTCAATGTACCAGCGAGCGGCAAGAACAGGCGTCTTTACCAGGCGAAGTGTAGCTCGGACCTGTGCATCTGAGCGTCGCATCTCGTCGTAGACCTTCAAACCATGCAGTCCGCGCAGCGCTGGGTTGTATTCCTCGCGCGCAAAACCGTAGTATGCACTCTGTCCAGTCGTGCCTAGCTCGCGCATATCCGGATCTGCGAGCTTGGTTGACCGTTCTGTGACGATAACTGCATGCTCACCTACCGCTACCACGTCATAATCCTTCATGACGTCAGTCAGCGACATCAGTTCTGCACGCAAGTTATCCGCAGACATACCGGGTTCCGTTGGTCGAGACACCACAGAGCGGTTAGGATACCACAGTTTTGACTCAGCCACTAGAGGTCCTCTACGAGTTGGAAGTGAACAGGATTCGGTGTATGGAAGACGCCAACGTAGTGGATCGACGGTGAGACGATAGCAAGATCGCCATTCACCTGGATATGCCAGACGTTACGCCCCGCAGGTGTTTGGGTTGTTTCGCCTTCGGTGACCCATACGACTTGCTTGTTACCGTCTGGGTCGATGAAATGGAGATAGCCATGATCGTGACCTTCTGGCCAGAGCACCTTGGCGCGTACTGGAGTGCTCGGCCACGGAGTGTACTCGCTCTCGGGCTTTACCACTAGAACCTCATTCCTGCAGCAGTGAACATGCCTTCACTGGATGGCGAGTTGTCGGTCAGTACGAACGCATTGTCCCCCTTGGCCACAGCAGCTAGTTCTGCCAAGTGGTGTGTTGCACCCAGCTTGAAGATGTGCACGAGACCATACCTGAGCGCGTCGCACGTGTGATCGTCCTTCTTGATCGCCGCGGAGTTGGTGCTTGCTTCCTTGACGTTGGACGACTGGTTCTCTGGTGCGCGGTATCCGGAGTGCTCTCTGATTGTGTTCGGGCACGACGGGTCGATGAAGAACTTTGGCTTACGCATTGGCGTGCCGTACTGGTCGAAGAACCCGGTGTCGTGCATCTTCATGAACATCTTCACCAGGTCAACGCCTTCGCGCCAGTTCGCCTTTGCCATCGGGTCGGCGATACATGGCACGTAGTTGGACGACACGTACATCGCTGCTTCCGGATCCTCTGCATCACCGAACGCTAGGTCCAGGTGGTACCCGTAAGGCTCCGGACGCGCCTTCAGGATTCGGACGTGCTCTGGGAGGGGTGTATACGCCAAGTAGTGCTCGCGCCAAACGTAAATGTTGTCCCAGGGATCAACCTGGAACTCCACTGCAGCAAGCGGCTTGGTGAATCCCCAGTCGAAGCTGATGTAGTTGGGCCACGCCGGGTTGAACTCATGCTTCTTGACGTGGGTGGTCTCGTCGAACTCGTCGTAGATCTTCCCGACAAACGCTGTGAAGTCGGCTCCGATCTCTTGGAGGAACCACTCCCACGCTGTTGTCTGCTCGATGAGCTTGATCTCAGGATCGTTTCGACCGCCTGGGTAGACAATCGGATTTTCCCAGGAGGGAAAGCGCCAAGACTCGAACTGGGGTATATCGCTGTTCTGACCCCACATCCAAAGATCGTAGAGCCAGTTATGTCCTTCAGGCGTAGTTGGAAATGTCGCCCAACCTCTACGGTCGGCCAGGCTGGCACGGATAAATCGCTCCCACGTCTCCCGCTTGTGCTTCGCAGCCTCCGACATGATGACTCCGTCCAAGGAGTCCCCGACGAGACGCTCAGGATGCTCGGCACTTCGCACCTCCACGGACGTGTTCCAGGGGAACTCGATGAACATGGTCCCCGCACGCTTGTTGTACGACTTCTTGACCCGCTTGTCTAGGCCAAGTTTTAGGCCGACGATCAGGTCGTCCCAGATAACACGGAACTCCTTCTCACCCAGGTCGTACGTAGGTCCGACGATCCAGTAGCGTCTGTTCGGGATAAACAGCTCCGGTTCCATGTCCCGTCCGGCCATGGTCGACTTGCCGTACCGACGACCACAGACAGGGACTCGGAATCTCGCCTTGGATCTGTGGAACTTCCACTGTCCAGCAGAGTGTGGTTTGTAGCCGACCTTCTGGAAGAACAGCTCCTTGCTAATCGCCCGCGTCATTTTGAGTGCTCGGGAGGAAGAAGCACGATATGCGGGCAGGTCCCGCCCAGCTCTCTGATCTGGTTGCACTCAGCAACAATCGCGTCCGTTGCTTGCTTAGTCACGCTTTGGTAGTCGCTGATCGTCTGGTCCCTCTTCTGGATGCCTTGACGCAGGATCGGGATGGTCTTAGTTACGGACTTGTTTGTTGAACGGGCGTAACTAGCGATCTGCAGGCTGTTGAGAGTGAACCCTACGAGAACGATGAAGAGCAGAACCGGCAGGAGCAGGTCTGAAACCTTGCGCTTCTCTGTTCTAGCTACAAAGTCAGCAATCTGCTGGTCCAGGGTCATACCTTTTGCTCCAACTCTCTGACGCGTGCAAGGAGTTCGTCCACCTTCTTCTCCAACGCCGTGTTCCGAGCCATGAGGTCGTGTCTCATAGCTTCGGAAGCAGCCCAAAGCGTAGCTGCCTCGGTTGTCTCGATCCTTCCCGAATGCTGTCTCCTTGCGACAAAGTAGGCAATCGCTGCCGCCAGCGTTGTCGAGACACCCATTATCAGAGCGCTAGGCACTTGGCACCCAAACCGATGCTCTGGCTACCGTAGGGTTGTACGACCCCTTCACAGCGCCAGCAACAGTTCCGCCTCCACGTGCGATGCGCAGGTCAACAACAGTCGAGCTAGTCACAGCCGTAATCGTGGCAGGCCTGGGCTTCCCGGTAGCAGTGAACCACGTCACGTGCTTACCAACCTTCGGTGTGAACGTACGCGCCACCTACGCGCTACGCAGTCTTCGGACTGAACCAAGCGTTGGTCGACGTTGGTGACGTTGCA